CTAAAGATAGGATAATCTTTGACATACCTGAATCAATTGGTAGATTTAGAAATATGTCAACTCTTGTTCTTGAAAATTGTGTAAACAAACTTCCGGAATCAATTGGTGATTTGAATGAATTATTATTTCTTAATTTAACTAACAACCAAGAACTTAAATCATTACCAAAATCAATAACAAATCTGAATTGTATAGAATTTATGTCTGTGTTAGGTAGTGAATTAGATATGGAAAAAGTATTGAAAGATATTCCAAATTTTTGTAGATTTATTGAGTGTGGTGAAAATGGTTATCCAGATAGTCAATTTTGGGACACAACTGAAGAATCAAAAGAAAAGTGTAATCTTTATAATTAATAATTTTATGAAAAATGTTGATGTTGAAATTTATATGAACCAATTAATAGGTTTTTTTGAAAATAATCCTAACGACCTAATTCAATTAATCGGAACATTACAAAAAGACGAATTTTATCAAAAACTACGTTCAAGATGCGAAAAGAATGTTGAAGAAGGTTTGGATCTTGTTTTAACAAGAGAACAAATTATAAATGTTGTTGTTGAACTAAAAATTCCAGAAATCGTCGACCAAAAAAATCAATATTTAGATAAAATTATCCAAAAAACAACTTTTGGTGAAATAATTTTGAATTAATTGTAAAGTATATTTGGTTTTTAAAAAAATATCATTAATTTTGTTTCATAATTAAAAAAAACAAAAATATGATATACACACCAGAATTAATTAAATCCACAGCACCATCAGTATTTGCAACTTCACCGTCACCAAAAATGACTGGCAAATATACTTTCGTACCAACAGAAGAAGTTATTGAATTTTTTGACCGTGAAGGTTGGCAGGTATCATCAGTAAAACAAACAGGTAAAGGTATTCATAGTCTTCACGAAATTAAATTTCGTAATGGTGAATTACCAAAAGTTGGCGACACTTTGGTTGAAGCTGTTATTAGAAATTCACATAATGGTAGTGCTGCTTTTTCTATGGGTGCCGGCCTTTTTAGATTGGTGTGTTCTAATGGTTTAACAGTCCCTACAGCTGTTGCTGAAAAATTCACAATGAGACATAATCAGTTTCAACTTGATGATGTTAAACAATTGGCTGACGCATTTTCTAAAAAATTACCTATGATTGAACAATCAGTTGGTCGTATGATGAGTCGCGAATTAACAACCGACGAAAAAATTGATTTTGTTCGAGAGTCGGCTAAAATCAGATTCAACAGTGAAAAAACATTGAACGATTTAGAAATACTTGGATTACTTACACCAAATAGAAAAGATGATGAAGGAGACGATATGTGGAAAGTTTTTAATGTCATCCAAGAAAAATTTATCCGTGGTGGTGTTAGGGTAACTAACAATCGTGGTAAAGTAACAAAAATGAAAGGTATTGAAAATATAATTTCACAAAACAATATCAACACTAAACTTTGGGAATTAGCAGAAACAATGATTTAATAATAAAGTGGTGACTTTTCACCACTTTATTTTAATATTGAAATATGGAGTCAAAAAAGTTTTTTGAAAAAGAAGATTTCTTTATTGAAACATTAAATAGAAATACCGGTTTGTTATACAGTTCAGTTTTAATTGAAACACCAAATTTAGTTCCGGAAGATTTAATAAGTAGGGATAATTTTACAACTGAATATTTAGAAAGTACTTGGCTTCAGGTAGATAAAAAAATGTTTCACTTTGAAGGTATTTTCAAAAACAGGTCAGATATTTATCTTTACCTATCTTGGAATGATAGTCAATTATATAAATTAAAAATAATCTATGAAATTAGTAAACTTAGTGAGGTTACTCTTTTCATTAAACAATTAACTAAATTAAAACAAAACGGAAATTAGTCAATATGGTGATATTTATAATAAAACACCATTATGACTAATCTTGGAAAGATATATAAAATAAAAAATTTAGTAAACCAAAAAGAATATGTTGGTTGTACTATATCAACACTAAAAAAAAGATTTGAAGAACATATTTTTAGGTGTACGAAAAGCGATTCAAACACAAAATTATGTAATTCGATTAGAAAATATGGTTCTGATAAATTTATGATAGAGTTGGTTGAGGAATGTGAGTTGTCAAGTATTTATGAAAGAGAAAAATTTTATATTAATGAAATGAAAACATTTGACTCTGGACTAAACTCAACAATAGGTGGTGAAGGTTGTTTAGGTTATAAACATAGTAAAGAAATTCGTGAAAAAATATCAAAAGTATTAAAAGAAGGTAAATCACATAAAAATAAAACTTATGAAATGATTTACGGTGAACGAAGTGGTGAGGAAAAAAAAATAAGACAAGAATCTGTAAGAAAAAGTTGGGAAAATATGACAGAAATTGAAAGAAATAATAGAAACTCAACTATTAGAGAGGCGTCACAAAAAAAATCAATATATGGGGTTGAATTAATAAAAGAGGTTAAGGATAAATTTAGAATGGGGCTGAAAGTTAGCGAAGTAAAAAAAATATTTCCAATGTTCCCAAGTTCTTATTTATATGTTTTAAAAAGTAATAAAAGATGGAAAAATATTTAAATTATGGAAATTAGTAGTGTAGATTTACAACAAAAAATTAATAATGGTGAAAAAGTCATTGTTGAGTTCTGGAGTAGCTGGTGTGGACCCTGTAAGGTTATGAAACCAGTTTTTGAAAAAGTAGCAACAGAAAATACCTCTGAAGTTCAGATGTTTACAATGAATGTAGATCAAAATCAAGCAGTTGTCGCTTCATTAGGTATTAGAAGTATCCCAACGATAAAAGTATTTAATGGTGGTGAGGTTGTTGATACAAGAGTTGGTGTTTTAAATGAAAACCAAATAAACGGTTTAATAGCAGAATTAATCAATGGATAAGGTAGCTGTAGTTTTTACAATGAAAAGTTGTCCTTTTTGTCAAATGTTAAAAGAAAAATTAGACAAAGAAGGAATTGAGTATGTTGATAGAGACATACACGAACATGAAGATGAATATAATATGTTTGTTGATATTACTGGTAATGATTATGTTCCGGCATTTATGTTGATTAAATCACCCAAATCTGAAGAACCAATATCAGAACTTTTTGCACCAGATAGAGATTTTGAAGATATCAATGAAGGTTTCGAAATAATAAAATCATTCATAAATGGATAATAAAAAACCCCACCTTGAAAGTGGGGTTTCTTTTTAGAATACTATTATGTGTTCTAACTTATCTTGTTTTGTATATGGTTTATCTTTACCTGGAAAGAGTATATCTTGTAAAAGGTCATAATCTTTAACATAATCTTTAAACTCTTCTAAATCAAAGGAAAACACATCAAGTACCAAAGACTTAACGATATCTTTATTGTATTTTGAATCAGAAATAATTTTGATTTTTAAATCTTCATTTTCATCTTCTTCTTTTGTAAAGTAAAATTTAAGATTATCAACACCCATAAGACTATACATATGATTAAAAACATAGTGTGAATAATAAGTCATTAGTCTACCACAATTAAGGCTGTAACCATAGGGAAATTCAGATGATACTGAAAGTTGGTGTACTGGCTCTTCTTCTTCAGTAAACACTTCCTTGTTTACACTAATCCAACCCTTTTCGATGTTATTAATTTCCTGGTCATACCGAATAATATCAAGTGTGTTTATTTGTTTTATCCCAACCTCAGCTAAGATATCGCCAAACCATTCAAAAAAATCTGATTTTACTTTATCTAAATCCAATACTTCTTTTGATGTTGTTTGTCCGTGGATAACCATAAATGATTCGCAATCTGTTACCTGGATGATGGAGTTTTCTTTTTTGTCTATTCTTGTAAGAATAAAATCGGCAAATAGGTTTACAATACCTCTTCTTGAATTTTTGTTAATTTTTCTCATATTCCATTTTTTTATAATGGATACAATTTTTAATTTAAATTATAAATAGTTGTTAAATGTAGTCACCAAAGTAATCATTTATTGCTTTGTCAACTTCCCTATGATCTGGATAATCATCAACTCTAAAATCAATTGGTTCATAAACATCTTCTTGAAACAACTGGTTCATCATTCCAGTGTAGGAACCAAAATATTCTAAAATACTGTCATTATATCCTAAACCCAAATTATTTTCAATAAAAGCTAAGACATTAGAATAAAAGTCACGAATTTTAATATAAGGTGTATATCTTGTTTTTTCACCTACTTGTTTTGCGACCTCATCAATTGGTGATGAAAAGTATTCATCAAGACCATTCATAACTTGGTTATAAATCATATTTTCATATGAACCATTATAAGCATTACTATGTATTGAATATAATTCACCCTTTAAATCATATAAATCCTTACCATTCATTAATTCATTCATGGCATCTTCATCTTTTATTAAAGACATTACATTATCCTTGGTAATTTGAAACACACCATCACGGGCTTGTATTTGTGCTAATTCTTCAAAAAAATCAGAATCATAATCATCTGTACTTAAATCCCTATTTCCAATATTTTCTAAAATGTAATTTGCAAGAATTTGAATATTTTTTTCATTTAGTTCTTCAATTACATCTCTATACACATCATCTGTTGTATCACTATACCAACCATAATCTAAACCACCATCAACTAAAACTTGTTTTGCAATTTCTTGTAAATCATAGTCACTTCTTCTACTACTACTTCTAAAATAATCTGCAAGTTCTTCTCTATGTCGTAATCTTAACCAATAACCATCACTTCTGGGTTCAACATCAGTTAGTATATCAGAACATATAAATTCTAGTGTTGAATTAGTATCCTTATTCATCATCCAAAGAAGGTAATAGTTTTTTAAATGGTCATCTAAATTATGATAATCAATATCCTCTAAAAAACCATTTTCACCTAAATAATCAAAAAGTTCTGGGTCATTTTTAAACTCACTAGCTGGAATATAAGTAATATCAACATTGTCTATTTCATTATATTTAATTACAGTTTTTAAAAATCTACGAGTTGTCTGAAATACTTTTAGTATTTTATCATATTCGGATTCCCTACCATCGTGAAACCATTCGAGAAATTTGTCCAATTTACCCATATTTTATAAATACAAAAAAGGTGGAAAAAATATTCCACCTCTAATTTTTCTTTGGCCAAAGGAAATTATTTTTTATTATAATATTTTTCAACAATCTTTTTCACAGATTCTTGAACAGTCGTTGTTTTTTGTTGTTCTTGAACTGGTCTTGCGGTTTGTGCCGCTTGTTGTTGATTTCCTTTGTTCTTGCATCCACACCCCATATTAAATTGTTTTTAGTGGTTTATTCTACAATATAAATATCACCATATTATTATTTGTAAAGTTTTAAGTATTTATTATTGTATGAAAAATAAAATACATCTTACAGAATCTGAACTTATAAGTTTTATTAAAAATGTAATTAATGAAGAACAAGATGATGAAATTTTAATATCACCAAATGAATATATTGATTTGTTAAGAAAAGTTTATTTCCAAGCACAAGCAATTCCAAGACTACCAAGATTTAGAGGAAAAAAACTTGTTGTAGATGGTAATCTAGATTTAACATCATTTCGAAATCAAGAACAATTAACAGAATTGGGAAATATTAAAGTAAATGGAAGTGTTAATATTAGTTATACTAATATTAAATCCTTAGATAATGTAGAAATTTTAGGACATCGTAGTTATTGGTCAACACCTTACGAATCTGTAATGCGTGAAAGGAAACAACGAAAAAAATATAATGAACAAGAAGTTAGAAGAGAAAATAATGAATGGAGTTTAGATGATACTGATGAAGAAGGTAAAAAAGCACATGCGGCCTTTGAATATGCCGTTCAAGAAGGAAATTTAAAAGAATTAACTGACGAAGAAAAAGAAGAATTACAGGACCTTAAAACAAGACTAACTTATTTAGAACAACAAATGGAGGTAGAAGAAGATGAAGAAAGATATGACGAACTATCTAATGAGTTTGATGAGGTACAAGAAGAAATTGATGATTTGGAGAGGGATGCTGTAGATGTTTATGATTTATACCCAACTGGTACACACTATGATATGACAGCCTTTGAATCATTATCAACAGGTGAGGAATACGCTGTTGGGACAGAATACGAAGCTGATAGAGCTTTATCTGATTATTTCGAAGAACACGTTGATAACCCAACACAATATTTTGATAAAAATTTCCTATCTTATTATGTTGATGAAGAAGAAGTAAAAGATTATTTTAGAGATACTGTTGAAGAGTGGATAAGGGAGTCACCTGAAGATTATGGTGTTGAAAAAGGATTAAGTGATGATCAAGAAGAAGAAATTTGGCTACTTGAAATGGAAAAATGGGTTTATGAAAATGAAGGTGTTCGTGCACCAATTTCAGAGCCAACAAGAGAAGACGGAGATGTTTTTGATTTTATGGATATTGAGGACAATAGGTTTCAATATAAAAATGAAGGACGTGGTTGGGTTTTATATAAAGATGGACAAATTGTTTCACCACATCAAATATATGATGATGAAGATACAGATGAACACCAAGAAGCTAGAAATGAAAGAATTTCAGATATTGAATATGAAATAGAAGAAATAAAAGATAATCCAGATGGTGAACCGGATGAAGACTCAATTGAACAAGAAATTGAAAATTATTTAGAAAGGATTGATGATGATGCTGTTGGTTTTTTAGATGAAATGGGTATGGATTATGAAAACTTTTTGGACAAAGACCGGATGAAGGATGATTTAGTAAGAGATGCTGACTACGGTGAATTAAACGGATATGACGGACAATATGACGAAATTAAAATTAATGGAACGTATTATATTGTTATGAGAATAAATTAATATTTACAGGTAATATTTAATGACTATTATTATGTCAAATGGGAAGAAAAAAGAAAATAGAATTTTTAATGAACACCGACTGGATGTTTGAAAAACCAATTGACAGAGAACATAAAGAATACAAATTACTATCATATTTTCAAAAAATGGGCGAAAAGTTGGATAAAATGGAACTTTATCCTGGTTTTATTGAACTATCACTTCATTTAGCAAACGCTCAAACTCTAATTAAAGACAAAAAAATGTTATACACTAACAAGAGATTCCAAACAGTTGACGATGAATTACTTGTTAAGGACCTTAAAATTAAAGATGTCCCAAAAATGTCTGAAGATGAGTATGAAGAGTTCATTAAAATATTATCATACTCAACACCAAGACTTGTAGAGTATTTCAATATTGCAAAATCAGTTTGGGAAATAGTGTACGACAATATTCATATCAAAGTTAAAAAAAATATAACATATATTACACAAGATATGGGTTATTTTTATTTTGAAGATAAAAAAAATAAAACATTGTATGTTTGGGAATATGAAAAAAAACCGGCAGCAAAAGGGTCTCCAGAAAGTAAAGTTATTGTAAATTTGATATATGCTGACAAAAAAAATAATTTGACATTACCAAAAATTCTTGATAGTTTTAGTGAAAATAAAAGTGAAGATAAGAAAAAACTTCCTATTATTGAAATGATAAGTAATGGCGATTTTCCTATAAATGAAACATTATTACCACTCTTTAAAAGAAAACTTATTTCTTATATTACACAAAAAAAGTTGATTGAAGATTATAAAAAAACTAAAGAATTTTAAAATTATGGATGAAAAAAAATTAATCGGAGAATTATTGAACTTGGTAAAAAAATATCCTAATGATGGTGAATTAGGTAAAAAGGTAAGAAGTTTTTTAATCCAAATTGGTGTTTATGAGTAAAGAACAAGTAAATCACCCAAACCACTATGGAGGTGAAGCAAATCAATACGAAGCCATCAAGGTTATAGATGCCTGGAATTTAGGATTTTCTCTTGGAAATACTATTAAGTATATCTCAAGAGCCGGAAAAAAAGATGTAAACAAGGAACTTGAAGATTTAAAAAAAGCAAGATGGTATTTGGATCATCACATTAAAACTCTTGAACTTAATCAGCAACAATAACAAGGTCACCAACATTTATATCATAAGAACTACAAGAGCCACCCTTTAATTCCAAAATCATATTACCAACACCATCATATCGTAAACAATCTTCACCCAAACAAGGTTCACAATTATTATGTATTTTTGTTATTATATTGTCTTTTATAAAAATAATATCCAAATCAGTAATACAATTTTTCATCCAAAAAGAATGTGGACCGTCTTCCATTAAAAACAACATACCATCAAAATTTTTACCAAATTTCCTACCCATCATTCCATTTTGAATGTCTTTTTTTGTTAAAACACATTTAACATTGAATAAATTATTATTTACTATTATTTCCATATTTATTAAATAAATACAACAATATGTCTGAATTTAAGAAAATATCTGGAATTGTTATTAAATATAAAAATGAAGTTTTATTGTGTAAAAGAAACAAAAAAAAATCACTACCTAATGAGTGGACAATACCTTCAGGACATATGGAAAATGAAGAAACACCATTAGATGGTGCCATTAGGGAATTTAAAGAAGAAACTGATATAAATATAGATAAAAAAAAATTAAATTTGGTTGGAATTTTAAGTGGTTATGATTCAGAAAGAAAAACTAAAAATAAAATATTTTTTGTTTATTCCTATAAGACAGATAAAAAATTGTTACCAGATTTAGATAGTGCTAAAGATGGTCACGAACACACTGAATGTAAGTATTTTAGTAAAAACGAACTACCAAAATCAAAAAAAACAGAATCTATGATGAAAATTATAAAAAAAATTTGAATTTTCATAAACTTGTATATATTTATGATATACAAAAACCAATCACCCCCTCACTTTGATGGTAAAATATAAAAATCCCAATGATTAGTAAAATAATTTTTGGGATTTTTTGTTTTATATCAAAATTTGTTCTATATTTGTGATATGAAAATAGGATTTAACATAAGAATATTACACGAAACATTTGGTGAGTTACTAAATGAAACATTTATGGACCAAACACAATTCAGATTGTTTTTAAAAATGGTTCACGCCAGTGTTGAATTAAAAGAAAACTTATCTTTTTTCAATGGCGATACATTCTATGTTAATATACCAGCAAAAACATTGGGTGATTGCATCATAGTTACAAACACAAAAGAAATATCAATAACCGAGCAGGTTAAAAGTAAGATTGAGGCGTTGGTTACAAAATAGTTTCCTTGTTCTATCAAAACAAGGTGGTGGAGAGTTGACAATTCAATGTCGACCCAAATTAAAGGAATCTTTTTGGTTCCTTTTCTTGTTTTTATAAAATATTTTATTTAATTTTGTGGTATGGAAAAAATACTTGTGATATGCCGCGGGATTTGTGGTGCTGGAAAATCAACATTTGCTAAAACATTAGGTGGAAAGCATTATGAAGCTGATATGTATTTTATTGATCCGACTACAGGTGAATATAAATTTGATGGGACAAAAATTAAAAATGCTCACGCTTGGTGTTTAGATAGGGTTAAAACTGATATGGCAGTTGCTCGTGAAAAAATAGTTGTCTCAAATACTTTCACACAAGAATGGGAGTTCCAACCTTATTTCGAACTCGCTGAGAAATATGGTTATAAAACTTTCTGTGTTATAATTGAAAATCGTCACGAAAATACCAACGAACACAATGTTCCAGAAGATAAAATAGAACAAATGAAAAATCGTTTTGAAATAAAGTTATGAGTAGATTAGACAGATTAAAAGAACAACATCCGGATTTGAATATATCATTAATTGATATTATATCTTTTCTGGACCCAACGGATTCGTACAAATATACAGAGTTCTTAATTAAGAATTTTAAAAATGATAGTGACTATTACAGTTCTAACAAAGATGAATTTATGGGATATATGGGTGTATTCCTATTTGGTTCTGGTGAGATTGAAACATTAAATGAATTTGAAAGACATTCAAAAGCAAATAGAATTAAAATTAAAGATATTAGTCAGTACACTAATTTTTTAGAATTAAATGAATCTGTTAAGTTGGCCGAAGAAATTGAAAAAAGAAAAAAACTTGAAAAAGAAATATTAAAGATTCACGAAGATGATACCTGGCTTATTCTAACACCATTAAGTTTTGAAGCATCACAAGTGTATGGTGCAAACACAAAATGGTGTGTAACACAGTTAAAGTATTGGAATCAATATTTAACAACACATAGGTTGATTTATGTTTTAAATAAAAAAACGGACACAAAAATTGCTTTCTCAAGAGAGTTCTCAACAGAAAAATTCCAAGCTTGGGACCAATTAGATAAAGAAGTTGACCCAATGTTTATTAACTTTATTCCAGATGAATTGTTTTTAACAATTAGAAAAGAATTACAAAAAGATAAAAGAACTATAGATTTAACTGATATTAAAATATCTGAAACTCCAGATGATATTGTATCAAGAAGAGATATGGCACTTAGAATGTGGGATGCTAGTCGTGTTTATGATGGTAGTTCACTTATAGGTGGGATTGATACAGGAATTACTACTGTTAGTGGTAATGATGGAGGAATTACCACCATAAATAATGATTCAAGAAGTGTGAATTTTTCAGATGATATGGTTGAAACAATTAGAAGATTAATTAGAAATCAACCAAGGCAACCACTTCAACCAATTAGTGATGAACCATCTAATAGTCAAACAGTGAGTAATAGACCAAATGTAAATTATACTTCAACTTTTGATGACTATGTAAGAAAATTTATGGGAGATAGTTCAACTTATTTAGATGATTTACCTTAAAAAATAAAAATTATGAGTTTTAAAAAAATATTAACAACAGGAAAAGTATATATAACTTCAGATACACACTACGGACACAAAAACATTGTTCGTGGTGTGACAAACTGGAGAACAAAAGATGGTGAAATACCGGTTGATTCGGTTAGGGATTTTGAAACAATAGACCAAATGAATGAAAGACTTGTTGATGGTATAAACCATTATGTTGGTCAGGACGATACATTAATAATGTTAGGTGATGTTTCATTTGGGGGTTTTGACAATATCGGATTATTTCTTGATAGATTGATTTGTAAAAACATTCATCTAATACTTGGTAATCACGACCAGCATATCCAAAATGATAGAATGGCAATACAACGTAAATTTTTAAGTGTGAACCACTACTTGGAAGTTAAAATAAATGACAGAAACTTTGTTTTATGTCACTATCCATTACAGAGTTGGCATGGTCTAAATAAAGGTGTGATCCACCTACACGGACATGTACACCTTGGTCGAGAAGCCAAATTTGGTAATGGTAAAAAAATGGATGTAGGTGTTGATGGTAATGGAATGGACCCATATAGTATTGATGAAATAATCAAAATTATGGATAAAAGACCAGTTGGGTCCGATATGTCCGGAGATCACCACCTTGATGATTTAGTTGGTGTTGTGGGTTAAATCACAACACCAATATATTTATTATTATGAAAATCATTATAACTGAAAATCAATTAAAACTTATTAAGGAAGCCGTTGGTGTTCCGGAAGGAATTATGCAAGCAGCCGAAGAACTATATGAGATTGTTTCTGAAAAATTAAAATCAATAAATGAAAATGAAATAGAATACGAATTTGAAATTCACGATAAAGAATTACAAATTTCAGATATAACAATAAATCATATCATAGTTATTATAGAAATTCACGAAGACGAAGATTATGATGGAAAACCACAAATAGCGTCAATGGGTGTCTCAAACGAGTTTACTTTTGATGATGCAATACTTATGCAAATTTCACCGGCAAATAAAAGTTTAAGATTACATTTAAATTTTGTCGTTGGAGAAATGTGGGAACCAGAAGAAATATTACAAGTATTCCAAGAAGATGAAGTACATACAGTTTCAGTTATGGCTCACGAATTAAAACACAAATACGATAGAACAAAAAAGACAAAAGGGTTTGTTGGCGATATTGCCGATTATCAGACATACTCATCAGGTAGATTAAAGTTTGGGGTACCAATTTTAAATAAATTTATGAGATATAGTTATTTTATCCAAATGGCTGAAAATCTAGTAAGACCAACTGAAATTTCATCAAGAATGTTAAAAAAAGGTATCACAAAAGAACAGTTCTATGATTTTATAACAAATGACATTGCGTATAAAGAATTACAAGAAATTAGAGACTTCTCATTTGATTATTTAATGGAAAATTTGTATAATGAAATGGATATGATTGATCGATTACTTGAGCATGCCGGAATGGAAACAAATGTGGATGATGAAACAAAAATAAAGATGGTACTTAAATTGGTATATATCAATTTAGTAAACGCTAAAGTTGATACTTTTGATAATTATTTTTATTCTCAACAAGAAAAGCTTTACAGTATGTTTGGAGGTTTAATGTCACAACTATTTGGTGGTGGAAAGAAAATAAATCCAGATAAAGAAAAAGTAAGAGAAAAATTTATAAATCACGTAACCAAATACCAAAATAGAGAAATAGATTTCTTCAAAGACGAATGTGAAAGATTTAATTATGTTGCAACAAAACTTATGAAAAAAATATCAAAAATTTATTCATTGATTCCAGATGAAAAGGAACAAACAAATGAATCAATATTAAATTGGGACCTACACCAGAAACTTATGGAAAAGAAGTACGGTAAAAGACCAATTCAAACCTCCTACAATTTCAAAAAATAAAAAATGGATTTTGATA